TTTGATCAAAAATACATTATCTTTGATACAGAAACAGAGGGCTTAAATCTCGTTTCCTCTAAACCTTGGCAGCTAGCTTGGATCGAAGCCACTGGCAAAAAGATAACAAAAAAACAAAATCGTTTTCTTATGTGGGATGATTTGAATGTTTCGGAAGGAGCGGCCAAGATCACTGGATTCAATAAAAAAGACTACTTATCTAAAGCTGAAGACCCTGCCGTAGTGCTTAAAGAGTTTATGGACTTGATAAGCCAAAACGACGTCATTGTTGTTGGACAGAATATTCTTGGTTATGATCTTTATATGCTTGGCGTTATAGCAAGAAACTTGAATATCAAAATAGATTATTCTTTTGCCAAAAGATGCTTCGATACTAAAGCAATCGCAACAGCCATTGCCAAAGATAATAAAAACCCAAGCAAACAAGATTTTCTATCTTGGCAGTTAAGATACCTAAATTACAGAGAAAGAGGACTCAAAACTTCTCAAAAGTTTTTATTACAACATTATGAGATTGACTTTGATGAAAAAAAGTTGCATGATGCTTTATACGATATTGAGAAGAACTTTGAAATATTCCAAAAACAATTATGGCAATTAGAAATTTAAAACCACTAGAGAGGCCAATGCCGCCAGGCGTTCGTTTACCAGAAATTGATGTAGAACTGCGAGTATACCATCAACTTGACCTAGACCCTCAATCTTCTAATTATGACCTTCTGAGGGCATTGTGTCTTCGTGGGGTAGAACAGAGAGGCATTGATAAACTCGACAATAAACAAGAATATTACGATCGAGTAAAGATGGAGCTTTCTGTCCTACAAGAGCTTGGCTTTGTCGATTATATTCTACTCAATTGGGATGTTTTAAATTTTTGTCACCAAAATTTGATACCAACTGGCCCAGGTCGAGGATCTGCCGCTGGTTCATTGGTATTGTATTTGTTAAAAGTGACAAATGTCGATCCAATTAAATATGATCTTTTCTTTGAGCGATTTGTATCAAAGAGCCGTGCGAAGAAAACAGTTGTTGATGGTATCACATATCTTGACGGTTCGCTTCTTGCTGACGTTGACAACGATATTTCTTATGATCGCCGCCAAGAGGTTATTCAATATATTGAGAAAAAACACAAGGGTAGAACCTGTAAGATTCTTACACTCAATACTTTAAGTAGTAAATTATGCGTAAAGGAATGCGGTAAAATAGTCGGAGAGATGTCTGAAGATGAAGTAAATCAGATTAGCTCACTTATCCCTAAACAGTTTGGCAAGGTAGCTAAATTAGATCAAGCCGTTGCAGAGAGTGACAAGTTCAAAGAGTTTGCTGACAAAAACGCAAAAATATTCAAAATTGCAAAAAAACTAGAAGGGTTAAACAAAAATACAGGAGTTCACCCATCTGGTATTGCTATTAGTTTCTACGATATTGCAGAAATTATGCCGATGCAAAAAACAAATGACGGGGATTTAATATCTACCTACGACATGAATGACGTTGCATCTTTGACGGTCAAGTTTGATATTCTTGGCCTTAGAACCCTTTCCGTAGTAAATGACACCTGCAAACAATTGGGCATAAATATTGAAGACATAGATGTTGGACTCGAAGAAATATACGAAAACTTCAAATCTATTGAAGCACCCAAAGGCTTGTTCCAGATTGAAGCGGATACAAACTTTAAAGTCTGTAAAAAAATCGCTCCTAAAAATCTTGAAGAGCTATCTGCCGTTGTTGCTATTGCTCGTCCTGGCGCACTTGATTATTTGGATGTTTACTCAGAATACGCAAGGACTTCTAGATTCCAATCAGTCAATGAATTCTTTGATGATGTCCTGTCTTATACTGGCGGTATTCCTTTATACCAAGAGCAATTGATGAAGATGGCCGTTAAGGTTGGTTTTACTCTTGATGAGTCGGAACAGCTTCGTAGAATCGTGGGTAAGAAAAAAGTAGATCAAATGCCAGCTTGGAAAGCTAAGATTGAGCAAAAAATTGCTCAAAATAATTTAGACAAAGAAGTCGGAGAGGTTCTTTGGAAAGTTGCAGAAGACTCGGCAAATTACTCTTTTAATAAGTCTCACTCAATTAGTTATGCGATTCTTGCCGCTATCACGACTTACTTAAAATTTAAGCACCCAAAAGAGTTTTTTCTTTCACTGCTTAAAATGACTAAACATGAGCCAGATTCTCATGCGGAAATAGCATTAATCAACCAGGAACTTTGCTTATTTAACATGAAGCTTCTTCCGCCAGATTTATCAAAGTCTGATATTAACTTTGATATTGAAGGTCGCAACATTCGTTTTGGAGTGAATAGCATTAAAGGCGTATCGGAAAAAACCTTAGAAAGCTTGGTAGATTTTAGAAAAGCCCAAGAAGGTAATCAGAATAAATACGATATATTTACTACCGCAAAGCAGTGTAGCCTCAACATTGGCGTTCTGTCTGGACTAGTACAAGGAGGTATGATGGATTCTTTTTGTTCATCTCAGAAAAAAATACCAAATCGCTGTCGATTAGTTTTAGAGGCTCAAGCCTTCAATATTTTAACCGATAGAGAAAAGCGAAATGTAATACAGCTAGGCGATAAATTTAATTATGATGTTTTGGAAACTATACACTCAATAGTTAAAGACTCCCTAGTGGCAGATGATGGTAAACCTATTATGAAACCATCTCGTTTTGAAACATTTAAAAAGAAGTACGCTTCTTACAAAACAATCTACGACAAAAACAAAGATCATCTAAAGTTTGCAAATTGGTTCTTTGAGCGCAAATACTTGGGTTACAGTCATTCAACTGAAATTAAAGACGTATTTGAAAACTGCGGAGATATGTATAACAGCTTAACACTGAAATCAGTTCCAAACAATGATCGAGTCAAATTCGTGGGTGTTGTTACAGATTGTATATCTCGCACAAGTGCAGCTGGAAATAAATACATGAGGGTTGAAATCCAAGATGATTTTGGTAAAATAAATTTTATGCTTATGAATAATAGACGTGCTGCTACTTTAGACAATTATTTAAACAGCGGTGGCAAAAAACCCAAAGAAGAGCAAATCGTTTTTATTTACGGCAGCAAAGGCGATGACGTTATTTTCGGAGAGAAAATTACTATTCTAGACGAAAAAATCTACACAAAATTATCAGAAATAAAATAATGGATCTATCTAATTATAACCTAACTCCCACCGCAAAAAAAGCGATAGACAATGCGAGATTAGTCGCCCAAAATTTTGGACATCTTAAAGTAATAGATCTCCACCTAATTGTAGCGCTTCTTGAATTTGATCATAATAATATTGATTTTATTTTTAATTCTAATGGTTTAATTAAAGAAGGAGTTAATCAAAATCTCAAGCATGTCTTATCGAACTACAAAGAGAGAAAAAGGAAAAAAGAAATATTTGCTCCTGAAATTAAAGAAATTTTAGATTACGCCCTCTTAAAAGCTAAAAAATTTAAAGATAATTACATAGGTGCGGATCATATTCTTCTTTCTATACTATCTAGCAGAGAAGCTATCGCCGACTTTTTCACTTCCTTGGATATAGACTTAAGTAAACTTATCAAAAATTTCGAAGAAGTCATAAAGTCTGGGACTCCCCAAGAACTCATTCATTCTGGCGCTGCCCCTCAACAAGAGCCATCAACTTCATTAGACATTTCAGAATGGTCGGAAAATTTAAATGAAAAAATACTAGAGAGGGGTGGTTTTGAAATATGTGGTAGAGAAAAAGAAATAGAACGGGTATTTGAAATTTTATTAAAAAGAAATAAAAGTAATGTTATCCTAGTAGGAGAAGCTGGTGTTGGTAAAACAGCCATAGCTGAAGGTTTGGCTGAAAAAATAGTCAAAAGAGAGTGTCCAGATTTACTGCTACATAAAGAGGTTATTTCTCTAGATCTGACGTCGATATTAGCTGGCACAATTTACAGAGGACAAATGGAGCAAAAGCTTAAAGACATACTTTCTCACCTTTCTGCAAACAAACAATACATTTTGTTTATTGACGAAATTCATACAATCATTGGAGCAGGAAACAGCACGGACGGAGGGTTAGATTTCGCTAATATATTTAAGCCAGCTTTGTCTAGAGGTAATATATCTTGCGTTGGAGCCACAACAATGCAGGAATATAATAGTTTTTTCAAAAAAGATTCTGCCCTCGATCGCCGTTTTGAAAAGATTGAGATTGCCGAACCCACAAAAGAAGAAACTCTAGAACTAATCAAGGTGGCTAAAAGACCTTACGAAGAGTATCATCAAGTAGAGTATAGCCAAGAAGTTTTAGAAAAAATTATCGAACTCTGCGATATTTATTTAAAAAATAAAAAATTTCCAGACAAAGCTTTTGATATACTAGATGAGTCTGGCGCTAAGACAAGAAAAGCACATATTGTCCGCCCAGAAAAAGCAAAAAATATGGAGAGCAAATTAGCTAATGAAGACTTTAAATCAAAAGCTGAGTATGATAAATACTTACAAAAATATAATAAAATTCTTACAAAATGGGGAGAAACTTTAGAAAATAAAGTTTTTGATGTTGACATGGAGACTATTTATGATATATTTGCATTTAAATTAAAAACGCCTAAAGAAGATATCAAAAACAACAGGAACGTGCCATCTTATGGCAAGATAGGATTTTAACATAAATAATAAAAATATGAATAGAAAAACAAAAAACATCGTAAAAGCGATTAGTGCGAGTCGCGGCCGATTTTTCGGTCTCACTACTCGGCAAGGAGAAACTGTTAACGCGCAGTTTGTTCGGGAAACTCCGAGCTACGTAATTGTCCGAGATCGAAATGCGAAAGTAACTCGCAAATTTGCTAAGACGAGCCTTCAAAAGCTGTCAATGGGCAGCACTCAGATCTAAACACAAAGGCGGTAGAAATACCGCCTTTTTTGTGTATAATGAGATTATGGCAATAAAGAATAAACAAGTTAAATTAAATAATTATTCAGTTGTAGACACCAATCCAAACGAAAATAACTTTGAAGCTTCAAGATTTGAGAAAGATTTGATTAATAAATTTATCAACGAGGTCTATAAAAAAGAAGTAACGAAAATACAAATTTCCAAAATATCTTCTAATTTTTTTTACGAAAGTTATGCATTGCTTATTGACAACAACAAGATGTTGTTAAAGATCAGCTTAGACCCAGATAATAAAAAACTACACACAGAAAAAATCGCCCTCAACCATGTTCCCAACAATATAAGTCCTACTATTATTGCTCACAAGAGCAACGAAAAAGACGGCATTGAATTTTTGCTAACAACTTGGGAAAATGCAGAAAGTTTTGAAATTTATGGCGTCGATGATTTGGTATATAATTTAGGAACTCTTTGCGCTGTAATAGATGGTGTTCATGAAAGCAGAAACGAAGGTGTATTAAATTTTAAAAATAAATTCTTTCAAAATGAATCCGTTTCATCTCTATTTGAAGTCATTGACCCCAAAGAAGTGCTTATTTTTGAAAAGCTGGTCGATTTAAATATAGCAGATCTAGAAAAAATCTTTTTAAAAATTAAAGAGGAATATTTGCCAGGATACACAGAAGAGCCGCTTGTATTGTCTCATGGGAACGTAAAAAGCTCTAATATTTTATATTTGAGTGGCTATATTAAACTCATTAATTTTCAGAATTGTTACAGCTGCGACCTGTACTACAGCCTCTTCAATACCGTTATCGACCTATATTTATATCACAACGAAAAAACAGTAAAAGAATTCTTAAAAAAATATCATAGCTCATCTAAAGTATTAGGTAGCACAAGTGTTAATGAATTTTTAGAAAATTACGAAAAAAAGAAAAAATTAAATTCCATATTAACGTTTCAAGATTTACTGCACAAGATTTTGCTTCACTTTGTTACTTATGGAGCTTACTACAAATCAGACTATTTGATTAAGTATATGAATACGTACTTGTTCTTAAAACCGATGCTCGAAGAAGTGTTTCCAGAATATATAAAATCATTCGATAAGTTGTTTTTTACTGTGATGCCCACTGTAGAAACTTACGATATAGAGCAGTTGCAGATTATAAAGAATATGTAATTTTATTTTTTGAAGTGTAGAATTACTTTTATTTGGCTATATAATAGTTCAAATGAAACAATACGATCTCTACAAACCAAACTCCTTCAATTCGGGATGTGCATTTTCCTTTAAAATTATAGAACAAGATAAAGAGGGAAATAAAACTAAACCTTCCGTTCTTGTACAGTCCATCAAACAAGCGTCATGGAATGACAAAACTAAGAATGGGTCTTTTAGCGCCAACGCGAAAGATCCAGAGAAAAATATTTATTTTAAATTAAGCGAAAGCGAAGTTGGGGGGATATTGCACGCTATAGAAAATTATAGTGAGTTCTCTGCATTCCATAGTTATAACGACGATAAAACTATCATTTCATTCAAACCCTATACAAAGAAGGATGGTAAAAAAGCTTTTTCGTTAAGTGTTGTAAAAAATTCTACATTAAAATTTGGAATGGGTATGGAACTCGGCGAAGCAAGAACTTTGAAAGGTTTGTTTGATTTATTTTTGTTTAAGTATTTTAATCATTAATGAAAAAAAAGATACTATTCCACTCGAATGGATCTAAAGCATTTACTGGTTTTGGTAAAAATGCAAAAAACATACTTCGCTATCTTTACTCAACAAAAAAGTACGAATTAATTGAATTTGCAAACGGCACTCAGTGGGACGATCCATCTTTAAAAACAAGACCTTGGAAAGCTCAAGGTTCTTTGACAAATAACCCGTCCTCACTAAACCAACTTAAGGCAGATCCACAAAAAGCTCGCGAGGCAGGCTATGGTGGAGGCACTATAGACCAAGCTATCAAGCACTATAAACCAGATATCTATATCGGGGTGGAGGATATTTGGGCTTTTGGCTCTTTTTGGGAGAAGCCCTGGTGGGATAAAATAAATAGTATGATTTGGACTACCCTAGATAGCCAACCCATACTATCTCAAGCCGTTCAAGCTGCAGATAAAACGAAAAACTTTTACGTATGGTCTTCTTTTGCAGAAAAAGATTTAAATGAATTGGGTCACGATCACGTTAAAACTTTACATGGCACTGTAAATACTGAAGATTTTTTTAGACAAAGCGATACATATCGCGAAGGGCTGCGTCAAGAATTCGGTCTTTCAGACGAATTTATCATTGGCTTTGTTTTTAGAAACCAACTCCGTAAAAGCGTCCCAAACCTTTTGGAAGGATTTAAAATATTCAAAAAAGATTGCCCGAAAGCTAAATTACTTCTACACACCCATTGGTCAGAAGGGTGGGATATTCCGAGCTTGATAAAAGAGAAAGGGGTTAATCCCAACGACGTTCTCACAACTTATTTCTGCTCTTCCTGTGGCAAATATGAAGTTAAACCCTTTGTTGGGCAGGAGCAGAAATGCAAATTCTGCGGAACTGAAAAATCACTTAATACTACAAACGTGAAAGCTGGCGTCAATGAGTCCCAACTTAATGAAATTTATAACCTAATGGATGTTTATTGCCATCCTTTTACTAGTGGAGGTATGGAGATCCCCATCTTCGAAGCAAAGATGACGGAACTAGTCACACTCGTAACAAGTTATTCTTGCGGGGAAGACTCTTGCGAAGCTAAAACTGGAAGCTTCGACCTAGACTGGGCAGAATATAGAGAACCAGGAACGCAGTTTATTAAAGCCTCTACTTACCCATCAAGCATAGCTAAACAATTAAAAAAGGTTTGGCAAATGGATAAAAACAAAGTTAATGAGATGGGCAAAAGAGGAAGAAAATGGACAATTGACAATTACTCCACACTATCTGTAGGTAAAAAACTAGAGTCTATTTTGGATGCAATGCCTAATATAGAATATGACTTTGATTTTGGGGAAGAAAAAAAGGGGTTGCATTTAGAAGATGTTTTAGATGACGGCAAAAGAATAGCTTTGGTGATACCAGGATCCGCAGGGGACGTTCTATGGGTTAATTCCCTAATATCTAACATGAAAAAAATGTATCAAGAATTCGACCTATACGTTTTTACAAAATCTCAATTCTATGATTACATTGAAGATAATCCAGATGTTCATAAAGTTCTTCCCTATTCAAACGAAATGGATAGCGCCGCCTTCTTAGAGGGCAGAGAATCTCACAAGGGTTATTTTGACATGGCTTTTTTCCCTCATCATGGAACTCAACGCTTAAATAATTACCACCATAATGGCATAGACAGAACCCAATTTGAATTATATGAAAATTAATACACCAATATCAGCAGGAGAGATCGCCGACAAGATAACCATTCTTGAGATTAAGTCATTAATGATTAGAGAGGAAGATAAGCTAAAAGAGGTTTTAAATGAAAAAAAACAACTAACCGACATAATGAATGATTTACTTTATCCTAGCTCAAAGTTAAAATTTTCAATAGCTCAGTTTTTTGGCCTTAAAGCAGACCTCTATGAAACCAATTTAGCACTTTGGAAAATTGAAGATCAAATACGCATATGCGAAAAGAACAAAGATTTTAGTGCGGAATTCATCAGGTTAGCAAGAGACGTTTACCATGCTAACGATATTCGCTTTGGAATAAAAAACGAAATCAACCAACTAACAAATTCAGACCTAAAAGAAGTAAAATCATATGAGTCATATAGCTGAAGTTTACGCAAAAGATCTGGGGGTTAAAATTGGCCGCCCTCATATTACTGATCATTTTTTTCCAGGTCTTCCTGATAAATATATAACTGTACAGTCTTCTAGCAAGATGCCTGCCGCTAAATATAAATATTGGGATATCGTGCTAATGTTGATTAAACCATACCTACAAAACGAGGGTATAAAAATCATTCAAATTGGAGGCCCAGAAGAAGTAAAAATTCAAGGCATAGATTATAATTGCTTGGGTACTACCTACAAGCAAATGAACTACATTATTAAAAAATCTTTGACACACGTTGGGTGCGACAGTCTTCCTGGACATATCGCTGGAGTTTACGACACGCCCTCCATCATCTTGCATTTTAATCTATATCCAGAAAACTCAAAACCTCTTTGGCATAAAATAAATAAATCAATAAGTCTTTCTCCAGATTTTTCTGAAAAAAAACCATCATTCTCTACTACGTGTGACAGAATTAACGAAATTAAAGCAGAAACAATTGGTCAAAGTGTTCTTGACCAATTAGGGATCAAAAATCAATTAAAATTCAAAACAATAAAAATAGGCAAACACTTTCATAGTGAACGAGTAGAGATTGTCCCAAACTTTTTTGGTTTCTCTGAAAAATTACAGGGTAAACCTGTAAACATTAGAGGAGATTTGCATTTTGACATGGGCAAGATTGTTGAATGGTGCAAGATGTGTATTGTAAACCTACATATAGACCAATACTTCGATACTGAAATATTGAATCACTTAACCAACGTTAAGCAAATAATTTTTAAATACAAAGATTGCCACAATGATATAGATTTAAATAGTTTTTTTAATTTTATTAAAAGCAAAAAAATTAGACTTTTGATTGTTTGCGGCGATAAAGAAAACATTGCGGATGTGAGATTTAAATATTTTGATTTTGATGTTATAGATGACATAGAGCCAGAAAAAGAAATTAAAAGCGAGAAGTTTTTCTCAAAAAAGCTTTTTATATCTAACGGAGAAACATATTCATGCGAATCATCAGCAAATAGGCTTGACAAATCCCATAACTTTGTTTATGATGAGGCTTCATCTAAAGAATTAGAAAGTTTATACCTATATGAAGAAAAATAAATTATTTGGCCCAGATCTCTGGAAGCGTGACGAACACGGACTCCTTGAGTCTGTTGATTATACATTCAACGAGGATGGCTCCGTCAATTGGCGAGCCATGATTAGCCCAGAGCACCTATACCCCAATAAGGGTTGGTTCGAAATGCGCAAGATGCCAGCCCCAGAATCTATTGAAGGATTAGAAGATCATCAATTACTTATTAAACTTGGCGGAATTAAGGAACTTGCGAAGCTCAGGGGCATTGACACTGTTAATTATGACATTGTCGAGTCTTCTGAAGAGAGGTCCGTCGTAAAATGTGTTATTACTTTTATTTGCAATTATGAAAACCCAACACACCTTTGCGGTGATCATGGCGCCAAGTTCTCCTCAATTGCCAATGCGACACTTCACAATACAAATGGATTTGCCGCTAAGTTCCTAGAATGTATTGCAGAAAATCGTGCTTTCGTTCGTACTGTTCGTAACTTCTTGGGTATTCATATTGTTGGCGCTGACGAGATTGACTCCTCCAAGGACAAGTCTCCCATCGTAGCGCCCCCTTCATCTACTGGAGCAAAGGATATTAGCCCACAAGGCATCTTAAAAGATAAAGCGGGCACAGACTTCAATTCATTCCTAGCTAAGCTACGAAAGCTTTATACCGATGGTAAATACGAAAATGACCCAGAGGTTATTAAGACTTGGAAAGGCTATAAAGATATCCCCGCAAAAGAATGTCGCAAACTTTTGAAGCTGCTGTAAAAAACGGCATATATAAAATAGAGTCCATCGAAGACTTTGTTGAAAGCACAAAAATAATGTACTGCAAAATGCAAGAATGCAGTCATTATGGCTTCCCAATAAATAGATCTTCGGTGGTCTCTTATTTTTCCAACCCACAAAGATTTAAAGATTGCTTTTGTTTTGAGTACTACACTGATAATCAACTAGTTAGTTTTATCTGGTGGATTAAAGCTTACGACGCCAGAGTAAACAAAAAAATTATACAAGAATATGCATGGATATCTGATTCTGATAAAAAAGGCTGTGGAATCAAATTATTTAAAAAGAGTTTAGAATATATAAAAAATATATATAAATTTGATGTAATCTTAACAGGCAATAGCGAAAAACACCCCAAATTAGAAAAATTCTATAAAAAAAACGGCTTCAAAGTAGAGAGTAGTATTTTTTACAAATCAAATTAAGTTTCAGATACAATAAAAGCCTGTCTTTGCCCGTTTGCGTCTAACAAGGCATCAATTGAAAATTCTGCCAAGTCGTTTCCACTTGGAATTGTAATAGTTCCAGCACTCACTGGGAAACTTGTAGAACTGCTCTCTAGCACGGCCCCGCCAATTGCGGAAATAACAACAGCTTCCGAGTTTGTTCTAATTCTAAACGGAGCCGAGAAGTCTAAAGGAATGTTATTGGTTAAAATTATTTCAGTGCCTGTAAAAATGTCAGTAACGCCAGCATTAGTAAAAAATCTTAAATCATTTGCATTAGATCTATCAATAAGCACTTCATCTTCCGTGATTGAAGCAAAAGAATCAAAACCATTAAACATTATTCCACTTACGGAATCTGAAGGTTCTCCAAAAGTCAAATAATCTAACGGAACAACTTTATAGAATATATTATCTACTCTGTTTTCTATGTCTGTATTGAAAACATTGAAAGTTAAAAACGAATCATCTTTATCTACATTAACGATGCCGCCCTTGAGAAAATTTGTCAATCCAACTGTGTCTGGCTCAAAATCAACATAAGATCCAGTATAAACATCAATTTTTTTAATATTTTCTTTAGCGAGTCCTGAAAATCCATTTATGTCACCAGAAAAGAAACACCTTAATTCAATAAGGTCTGTAATCACTTCTATATCAGACATCAATTGTAATTCTGATCCAGTTGGCTCAAAAACTATATTTTGCCCTCTAAATTCCAGGCCAGTAATAGAAAACTGAGGAAACTCCACAAAGAAGGAGCCAGACCCACTCAAAAAGTCTGATTCTTGATTATTTTGCACAAAGCATTCAAGTTCATATCCAGACGATGCTGGATGAAGACCTACCACTAATTCGTTAAACCTCATAATATTCCAGTTACTCCTATTTGTATAAAATTAAAATTCGGGTTTGTTAAACCTTCATTTGATCGGTACAGTGCATTTTTTCTAATTTTTTCTCTCGAATCTGGTTGAACGTTTTTATAAATTAATAGTTCTTGAAATTTTCCGTCGAAACTATTATCATAAGTTTGATCAGATCCTATAGTACCAATGATATTATTCTTTTGTCCTGATACTGTATAGCCAGATACATAAGATCCATCAAAAGTCATACCCCTAAACCCAGAAGTAGCTGAATCGTCGAAACCTACGAAACCGTTTAATACATATTTTGTATCAAAAGATATTTCATTACCAGTAATACCCCAGCCATCTTTAGTTATATCCCCAGGAAAGTCGAAACCGCCAAATGTATTAGCCGACCCATGTTCTTCATATAGGTATTGATAAGGTGTTCCCGCCACTTTCCCAGCTCCAAAGCCTATGTCATTTACTGCAGAGTTTTGGTTTTCTGATACAACATAATCTGCCCTAAACGAACTTGAAGCATTTAATGTTTGATTTACAGTATCAAAAGATACAGTGGCAAAAATTTCAAGACCTTCTACTCCAGTAATATGGCCACTGTCACTCACTCTATAATAAACGGCGTTGTCTTGCCCGCCAGCTGTTCTAACGAAATCCAAAGCTGGCTTACCGTCCAAGCTAACCATAGATCCACCAGTTACTATTTTAGCTTGAATACCTGTAATATCTTGAATAGCGTGTTTATCCCCAAAATGATCATATATTTTAGGAACACGAACATCTCCTCCAGAAGCAAAAGTCAATAACTCGCCATTGTTTATTTGCGCCGAAGTAAAAGACCCAGTTACGTTTGCATCATTAGCCCCATCTATTACTAATTGATTTACATCCCCATTAGTGTTAAACAAGCTATAAACATGGTCGGGAAAATCTGCATTAATGATAGAGCCAGATGCGCCAATACCAGACCCCGTTTGCAAAATATGTTCGGAAACTTTATTCTTTCCATCTCCAGTTGATTGAACCGCAAAAAAGCTATTCTCAAATAATCCATCATCTCCGTATCGCTGGTAAAGTACAGCATATTGGTCATTATTGAACCTATACCCAACATTATTTGTTCCGTTTACCTGTTCTAAAATGCTATCTGTATTAAAATTAAAATTAGATTCTCCCGTGCAAGAATAATTTAGAGTTCTTATAGGCAAATCGCTAGAATCAGCTACATTAAAAATATTTTGATTTGTAGCTAAATATGCAAATATACCAGTACCACTAGCAGGAGATAAATCACTTTCAAAAGAGTTAAAGTAAAACCCGCTAACAGATACTCCAGTTATACAAGTTTCTGAAAAATAATTCTCTTCGCTAACTTGAGGCTGTTGTGATTGTATAAAAACTTTTGGAATAGAATCAAAATCTTCCGAGAACCCTACAAAATTATAACCAGAATTATTATCTTTTGTTGCTGTAGCTACTTCAATCCTGTCTTGGCTGTTGTTAAATTTAAAATTGCCAGTCTTGGTGGCTATATACACATGATTACTAATCGAACTTGAAGACCCAGTAACATAAAAACCACCACTAGTAGAAATAACTCTACCTATTTTGTCGTAGTCATTTTCAAACCCACCAGTTATCAGCTGAGAAGTAAAAACAGCTGGAGATTCAGAAAATGGCTGACCAAAAGAAATGAATTGATCAGTTGTTAAATCCCCACTTCCGCTAAGTAAAAAACTACCAACTTCAAAATCTAAACTAGGAGGTATTCTATACTTACCTTCCCCAGTATAACCAAATGCAATATTTAACTCTTCATTCGTTACAGAGAAAAACTCCTCCCTTCCTAGGACTTTAAATCCTGTTTCGATCAAATCACCTTGGTAGTTTTTCAAATTAATAACTTGGCCAGATATACTCTGTATAACTTCAGCATCTTCGTTGCCAAAAATATCTTCAAAAGACAAATTAAAAGTTGCATTTATTAACTCATTATTCTCTATAAAAGAAACCTGCCCAGTACCTTCGTTTTCCAAATTATTAAAAGAGCTTTCATATGCAGTGTTTATGGAAATATCTTTATACTCTAAAAAAGAATTAGTAGCTGAATTAAAGTTAAAATCAGATGATTGGGTAGTAAAAGATATAGTTGCAGCTAAAGAGCTTCTTATTTTTGTGGTAGCTGTACTAGACTCTGAAAATACATTGATTTCATAAGAGCCTATTTGATCTATCTTCGCGGCTCCAGATAAAATAACATTTGTAACCGAAGTAAAGCTTTTTCCGAATTCTGCTACTATTACATTTGTATTTGGTTCTTCGATATATACAACATACTTATTGCCAACCCTAGTTGATGGATCAGTAATATTCAATGGCAAATTTAAAGATGCGTCTAAATTTTGCGAAAAAGCTCCAGTAGCCAAATTACTTGGAGGATTCGGTTTAATTAGTTCGGTAGTTATTAAATCAGGCTGGAAAGAGTCTGGGTTTATATCAAAAGTAGTATTTTCTTCTACAAATTCAAATTTTCCAGTATGATGTATTGTGGCAGTTATATTGTAGCCCATGTCAACATCTTCTTTAATAGCCAGGATTCTATAATATTTAGGCTCTCTACCACTTATGTCCACGCTATAAGAAGAGCCAAAAACATCATTTGCGTCTTCATTAGAGAACCATTGACTAGAGGCTGTGCCTGGGCCACCGACAGCTGTTCCTGTCACTTGTTCATCTATAAAAATGTAAACCCCACTGTCTGTGTGCTGGTAACTAAACCCAGATCCTCCAGAATTTATTTTTAAACTTATCGCTTGAGGATTATTTAATTCTTTATAAAGGTTTTGGTCTATTTTCCCATTAAATTGATCGAATTGATCTGTTCCACTCGTGCCTACTGGATTAAATATATTTAAAACCCCGCCAGTTAAATTTTCAAATTGATTGCTCTTGAATGCGGGTTCTACTAAAATAGCTGCTGGCCCTTCTTCGTAATCGCCCGATCCATTTGGATTGTAATATGCGACATTTCCACTAGTCCCCACTACTGTGCCAAAGTTTTTGCTGAAATTTCTCATTTCGTCATCAACTCTTATAATGTCCCCAGGCTCCACTAATAAAGCCTCTAATCCAGCGCCAAAAGACACGGTCTCCGTAGTATACAAAGATTCGAAGAGTATATATTTAGCTAAACGATGGGCTTGCCCCCTAGAAGTGACGCCAATACCATCTAATTGTTTAAAATTCAAACCAACCTGCTTAATAGCTTCAGTATCTTCGACGTACTCCGTAGCTGATGTGAAATTTTTAGATTTATCCAAAAACGAAACTTCTACAGCAGAAAGTTTTGTATTTCTATCTACATCAGCATAAGCAAAAGCCCCTCCTTTTACATTTAAATTATTAAAAATTAAATGGGGTGCAAATTCTAATTCTGATGGAGGCGCTCCTGGCGCAGACTTTCCTTGTTTAAAGTACGGCTTATCAACCCTCACATTGACAAAAGAATTACTGAAATAAGCCATAGCTCTAAAAGTTCGAGCTATATCTTGTATAGCTTCAAAAGCGCTATTCTGATCTTTGATCATTATATTGCAACTAAATCTAGGTTCTAAACCTCCAAACCCATCACTCAAACCCACAAATTCTCCATTATCGTTGACTGCATCACAATATCTACCTATTTCATATAATGACCATTTATCTACAACGCTAACATCTCTTAAATAAGATCCTATTCCGTATCTGGTATTTATCAACAAATCATAATAAATCCAAGCGGGGTTATCTGTCCAACCTAATTTAAATGTTCCATCCCAATTCCTATTAGGCGATCTTTCTATACCCCTTAAATTTATTATAAAAAGCCCTATAATATTTGCAATAAGACCAGGTTCAGGTTCGCCAGAAACCCAGTAAGTGTATCCTGGGGTAGCGACAGCCGCCAAAGCTAAACCAGCACTACTTTCTGGCGTTATGTCCATACCTAGAGTAGCTATAGTCACACCATCATTTTTTAAAGGTTGAGCGTCAACTGCTGCGCTGCCCACATCGCCATCACTTAATGCAAATATATATTTTTTTTTAGTTGTGTCTAGTATAAGAGAGTTTGTTATTAATTGTAAGCCAGAGCTCATATTTGTGCCCCCATCAGCTGTAAGGCTATTTACCGACGTCACCATAGCAGATAAACTGGTGCCGTAATTGGCGACTATGGCAGAGCTACTATTATATTCCACAATAGCTATTGAATCTACTGGCATTCCCTCTAATACTAAAAAATTTAACGCATCAATGATTGCTGTTTTTGCCCAAGCCAATCTATTACCGCTCATCGAGCCAGAAGTATCTATTAAAAATATAACCTCAACATCATCTATCGAAACCCCATCGCCCGCATTGTTAAAAACCAAATCTCCATATATAACTCTTCCAGCAGAAGACCCATCATCAGAAAACCTCCTATCGAATAAACGATCATCTACTGGATGATAGTTGCTTGGGATTAAAACTTTTTTACCTTTTAGTTTAAAGGTTCTACTGGGTACTTGAGGAAAATATTTTGAATCAATAGATGTCCCGACATAAGCCGAATTGGGGTAAAGGTACGTTTCTGCATTTATTTCGGAAACAGTCCCAACGCCTATCTCTCTTTTTACTATACTAGAGCTAGTTTCTGCTTCAATCTTTCTAATTCTAACAAAATTATTTATATCTGTATCGGATAAATTAGGAAGAGTTATATTTTCTAAAGTAAAAGTATACGGCGCTGTTATAATCCCAGTTATAGAGATTCTGCCATTTGCATTCCCTAGCGTTACTCCTTTACCCGCTCTAGTGGTAAAAGATGCGAAAGATACCTCTTCCTCCTCACCAAGATCATTGATTTTACCCACCGTTACTTCAATACTAACTGTGATGGGCAAATTCGTCCCAAGTCTACTCTTTCCTCCTGAGCTTTCGTATTTATCGGCAAAACTTTTTGTGTCGAACAAACCATCAATCTGCAATCCGATATTTAATAAATTAACATTCTTATCGTAATTTTCATAATAAAAAGGGCTTTCTAATACTTCTCTGGGTATATAATTTTGCCAATTAACAAAATCCCTATCACCTCTGGTATCAAGACTACCACTGCCATTTCTAGCGCCATTAATATTTATCCAAGGACCCTTAATAGGTTTGCCATACTTTTGTAATTTTTGAGGTGTAGCGAGTATCTCTGATCTAGTTTGAAATTCTGAACCATCTCTAAAAACACAATTATATTTTGATACAGTTGGCTCATTATTGCTCTCCCTTAAAGGTATATTGTCGAAATATATAGCCTTATCTATGCCCCCTTTAGAACTTCCGACAGTATTGTCTTTGCTAGAGAAATTTTTAATAACTTGGCCTGGGTCTAATATTACCCCTTCCTTATCTGTTAACCCAGCAATTGGTCCTTCGCACAATAAATCTAAAGCTTCGTAAATCTGAAAACCGACCTTCCCGAATGCGGAAGATGGAGGCATCAAATAAGAAGGTTTCTCCCCTTTTGCTCCAGCTATAGTTAGCGCTTTTTTCCGTTGTAGGATTTTCTTATAGTAATTCATTATCCAAGATCCTCACTAACAACGTTTGTGGCAATTATATTTGATCCGACCCGCATCTCTCCATAAACCAAAGGAATAGGGAAGCCTTGAATAGCATTATTTTGTAAATTTGTAAAAATATAACTAGAAGTATCTATCTTTGTCTCTACTGTCTGGGCTGATGTTTTTGGTAGTTCTACGGGGAAAAGGAGAGTCATAATACCTTGTATTAACAAACCCACAGCAAGATTGAGTAAAAAACCTCCAATAGAAGACAAAGATACTGCTGCTACAACGCCTCCTATCGCTCCAGCTATAGCGGCTACCGCTCCAATTGCAGCGGCAAACAAACCAGCACCAGCGATTTCTGGGACTAAATGAATTTCATCAGGAGCTTCTTCTTTTGAATATTCCTCAATAGAGTCCCATTTTTGATTTGGTTTCTTCAAATTAACCATGTTGTAATTCACTCCCTTGTGAAACAAAGAAAGAATATGTTCTTTGAATCCTGGGTTGTTCGCATTTAAAGCCTTCACCACATCTATTAGTTTTTCTAATTTGAATGTATGATTTGCCCCAAACACCTTTCCGAGTTCTCCGTGAATAATTACGTTAGTCATTTATTGCTCCCTTCAGCATATTTACACCACTTTCAGGACCTTTAAATCCAGGCATGTCGAATAAATTGAATTTTTTAGTTTCCAAAGAATAAATTAAAAACGGATAAAGACAATTCTTTGAATTTTGTATATCGTACTCCGAGGGGCGCTCTTCTGAATCTACATGAGTGTGAAATATAGCGACCAACTCATTACTTAGAGATCTCTCTAGAAAAGATATGGGGTCAACTTTAAAATAATCATCCTTATGAGAATGATTAATCATTTTTTCAAAAATCAGACCGCCATCTTTGTAAATAATAAAACCGCAAACTTCTCTCAGAGGAGAGCTTTCTGAAAACTCTATCATTTCATTTATAAAGTTATTGTTTTGGTGGGTATTCATGTGTTCCTGGGAATCCCCCAAATCTTAAATTATTAGTATATCTAAATTTACAGTCAGATATTTTTTTTGAACATTCATCTTTTTGCCATTTTGCAGAAATTGATGGGTTGTTTTCATTTCCAGATACTCCATCAGCGACACAAACGTAAAATGTTTTTAACCTTTCGGCTGGCGCGGACAAGTCCGTCTCTATATCGCTTCGGAGTATGAAATTTTCTATTTGCAGAAAAACGTAGTCCCCTTTATTATATGTAATTGAACTCGACCATAGACCTTTATTAGTTGCTGGAGTCACAACAACCCCATCAGAATCAGTAAAATCTTGCGAATTGCCTGTTTTTTTGGGTTCTCCAGCATACCTGCATCCATGACCTCTATATATCCAAGTACAGTACCTAGCATAAACATTTCTATTAGGCAAGTAAACATTATCTAACTCAAAAACCGAAGAAAGCTCCAGTTCTACCAATTCTTTTGTTTCGCTTACTCTCCTATTTACATAAAAAGTTTGATCTGGCAAAAAAGAAGTTTCTGAAGCCGATGTTATTTGTTCGACGACGTCAAAAAATGGATTTTGTCCACCTTCAAAATTTGAATCATCTAAAAATTTCGCAAATGTTCTTTTTCTTACTATTTTTGCTCCTATAAGATTATTATGAACTTTTAAATATTTTGAAATAGCATAATCCTTATTTGAAAGCATTACCCTTGGCCTAGGCAAAGTGTTGTCGCCAGATGATTCGAATCCAGAAATTTCCATAGGATAAGAGAGGTAAGATTGCCCTTGCCAGATAACTTGAATATTTATACCCTTTTGTATTGGAGTCAACGCGAGGACGCTGTTTTGGTCTTCTGGCCAATCATAGTAGATTAGATAAAATTCTAATAATTGACTAGGTTCGAGAGATGTAGCCTCTCTTGCTGTATTTTTATCTATGCCTTGACCCATAATTTACTTTACACTTTCTTTTTGTATTTTATTATAAATACATATGGAAGAAAATAAATATAAATTTTGCAATAATACCGATGAGCGTGAGGCTTATATAATTGCCAAAATTCAATTTAAAAAAATTATTAAGAATTTTCAAGAAACAAAATTTAAAGATAATTTTGATGAATTATTTAAATCCGACGAAAATCATTATAAACTCTTCTTAAAAGAGCGAGATAATTTAATCTGCGGCACACTATCATATTTGTATAAAAATAACGCTTTTGTTGATATTTTTTTCTGGAATGAGATTTTTTTACACACGAACAGTAAGATTTTTAGATTTTTTTGCGAAAGATTTTTTGAAGAAACTCAAAAAATAGGCATTGAAAATATGATAGTGCCTATGGAAAAATCCAGAATCAAACATGAATCTTTTAAAAAATATTGCCAAAAATTGTATTTTACAAAAGAAGAATATAATATATCAGATACTGAATTAAAAAATGAATATAAAAATCATTATCTTTTAAGGGTTAACTACAAAAACTATTATGAACAAAAATAAAAAAACGAGCGAATATAACGATAAACTAACGATTTATTTTGACTAAAGTAAAAAAGTTTACCTTTGGAGCGAATAAGAAGGTTAATTTTATTCGTATCCCCAAAAATGCAAGTACGTCTCTTTATAATTACTTTGGCGTAACAAATACAGTTAGAGACGCCTACCTAAACGCAGATAACAGAATATACAAAAATACATTTGCTCCATCTCACTGTCGATTAAATTTTGTAATCGAAGAATTTGGCGAAAGAATTTTAAACCTACCCACATTGGCGGTTACAAGAAATCCATACGATAGAATGGTTTCAATGTTTTTCTTTGCTCAAAAAATCAAAGCATACAAAATATATGATGTTAATATAGAAAATTTTTTACAATTCTGTGAAACCTTCGAATCTTTATGTTCAGATAGTTATTTTTTTCATGGGTGGACTCAGAAGTCTTTTATAAACATTGGGAGCAAAACCATGGTAAACGATTTAATTAGTTTCGAAAATTTAGAAGTGGAATTCATGAAATTTTTATATAAGCACGATTTAAAAAATTTTTATGAAAAATGTGGGTCAAGATTAAAAAAACAAAACAGCACGACGCATAAACAATATAAGCATTATTTTTGTTCGAAATCTCAGAAAATTGTTAAAAATCTTTGGGAAGAAGATATAGATTATTTTGAATACATTTTCTAATATTTTTGTAGCACAACAGAAATATTAGATAACTTAGACTTAGCGAGTAGAATAATACAACCAGTTGATGCTGACTTTAGATCTTTGGATTTTCTCGCATTCTTTGCTGATGTACCCACCTTCTCCAAGAAAATTTATTCAAATCAACACCAGGGCAAAATGTTTAGTGTAATAAATACTATGGCAGACAAAAAAATATCACAACTCGTTGAACTCACTTCAGCTAACGCAGCAACTGACGTTTTGCCAGTTGTTGATACTAGCGTTGGCGAAACTAAGAAAATAGCCTTGGCTAATTTGCCGATGAGCGATGCTGCTCTTGCGCAATCTTACCCTTTCACAACGGACATTCAATCTGGCACAGAGCAGACACGGAATCTTACGACTATTGATGACACATCTGGGTATGACAACAACAACATCACTTCTATTTACATTGGAAGTAATGTGACTTCGATTGGAAATTATTCGTTTTACTACGCCCAAAACCTGACTAGCGTCAGTATTCCAGACAGCGTCACATCGATTGGAAATAGTACGTTTTATAGCTGTTCAAACCTGACTAGCGTCAGTATTCCAGACAGCGTCACATCGATTGGAAGTTATGCGTTTTACTTCTGTCCCTCAACTAGCCTTAATATTCCAGACAGTGTCACATCGATTGGTAATGCTGCCTTCAGCTCCTCTGGCATAACTAGCGCCAGTATTCCAGACAGCGTCACATCGATTGAAAATTATGTGTTTTACTATGCTTCAAACCTTACCAGTATAACTATTCCTGATAGCGTGACTTCGATTGGGGATAGTGCGTTTAACTCCTGCTCAAGTCTTACCAGTATAACTATTCCTAATAGCGTGACTTCGATTGGGAATTATGCTTTCACGTACTGCACAAGTCTTACCAGCGCAACTATTGGTAATGGTGTGACTACGATTGGGAGTTATGCGTTCGACTCAGCTTCTAGCCTAGCTACAGTTAACTGCCTAGCTACAACTGCTCCAACTTTAGGTTCTGATGTATTTAACAGTATTCCAGCCACAGAAATTCACGTTCCAGTGGGGGCAACAGGCTACGGAACTACATATGGAGGTTTGACAGTCCGCGCAGACTTGTAATAAATACTATGGCAGACAAAAAAATATCACAACTTACAGAACTTACTTCAGCTAACGCAGCAACTGACTTCTTGCCAGTTGTTGATACTAGCGTTGGCGAAACTAAGAAAATCTCATTAGATAATTTGCCAATGAGTGATGCTGCTATAGAGCAGTCTTACCCATACACAACGGACTTTATATCTGGCACAAAGCGGACACGTGACCTTACGACTATTGATAACACATCTGGGTATCAATATCAAGGAAGTCTAACCTCCGTATATGTTGGAAGCAATGTGACTTCAATTGGTGATGGGTCATTTGAAAACAGCGGCTTGACCAGCATCACAATATCCGACACTGTTACCAGCATCGGGGATGATGCATTTATTGACTGCATTAACCTAACGAGCATTATTATTCCTGACAATGTAACATCGATTGGGAGTGCTTCATTCCGCTATTGCTCAAGTCTTACCAGTGTTTCTCTTCCCTATGGAATTACTTCACTTAGTAATAGTATTTTCAAGAGTTGCTCAAGTCTTACCAGCATAACTATTCCAGATAGTGTGACCTCGATTGGGAATGGTGCATTTCAGCTC